CAAAGTAAATATGATTCATTAGATCATTTTATATACGAGAAGGTATTTGGTAAAGAATTCAGTGAAAATAAATTTGTTCATCATGGAAAGAAATATGAAGAGATTGTTACTATGTTTTACAGTCACATATATGATGTAAGAATTGGTGAATTTGGTCTTCTAAAACATCCTAGTGTAGATTTTATTGGAGCAAGTCCAGATGGTATCTGTTCTGCTTATAGATTAGATGGAACTCGTGGTACTGACTTATTAGGCACCATGGTAGAAATCAAGTGTCCATTTGTAAGAGAGATTAAGACAGGTGGTGAAATTGTTGATAATATTTGTCCATACTATTATTGGGTTCAAGTTCAATTACAATTACAATGTTGTGAATTACAAAGATGTGATTTTATTCAATGTGTAATAAAAGAATATGATAATCAAGAGGAATTTCTAGAAGATGAATATGTTGCGAATCATATTGAAAATAATAATGTATCTGTAGCAATTAATAATACATTTGGAAGAAATGCAGTAATTCAATTATTACCTGAAAAATTTGTTCAAAAAGTAAAATTTGAGAAGAGAGAATGGTATAGTAAATATTTATATCCACCATCATTAAATATGACAAAAGAAGAAGTTGTTCAATGGATTGAGAAAGAAAGAAAAGATTTTCCAAATCATAAATGGGCAAAAGATTATAAATTTGATAGAGCATGCTATTTCAGAATTACACAATCTCATAACTGTACAATTATGCGTGATGATCCATGGTTTGAAGAACACGTTCCTAAATTACAAGTTACATGGGATAAAATTAAATTTTTAAGAGCAAATCCAGAAGAAGCATTAAAATTTAAAGCAATAGTTGATGCTCGTAAGAAACCAAAAGATGATTCCACATCAAAGACACCTCATATAATTGGATCTGGACCTAAGATGATTCAAACAACATTACAAATGACCCCATCACAAAATACTGGAGGTTTTATAGATTCAGATGAAATGCCATCAGCACCAGCTAATAAAGCAGCTCCCAATTCTGCAGCTGTATCACAAAATCCAATGAAAGTAGCAAGTCCAGTTTTAATGCCAGTGAAAGCACCATATAAAAAAGATAATAGTGGATTTCTAGATTCAGAAGATTAAAATTTTATTTTATAATTAATATATTATTTATAAATTAATTATTTAATCGAACATCTTTCCCATCGCAATTCGCCATTCATGCGGTTTATATTCTCGATATTTTGAAAACATATCATCAATCTTATTCTTAATATCAGTAGTTACAAAACCAAGAGTATTAAAAATTTGAATACAATCTCCAAGTTTAGTAATAAGAACATGCATAATCTCATCTGGATCAACTTGTTCATTATATTCTGGAGTATTAAACATTAGAGGAGCATTAGTAAGCTTTCGAGTATAATTCACATGATGCAAACTCAAAGCATCTCTATAATTTCTAAGAAAATATGTTTTAAGAATATCATTAATCTGTGGATCTGTGCCAACTAGAGATCTCATTTCATTATAATTATAGAGAGGAAAATGATAAAATGAACCATCAGGTTTAAGCATTGGCGAGAATGTATCAATTCCCATTCCACAGTGACACTCATCATCCATTAGAACGCTATTACAAAATAGATCCTTCTGACCACTCATTAGATACTTATCATAAATAATGCGTCGAGTGTTACTAATTGATTGACCAGAAAATTCCTGAATAATAATCTTATTCTTATTTTGAAGTGTTGTCTCAACCATCTTCTCTAGAAACCAAGTATCATCTGTATAATTATTAATATAATGAATACGTTCATCACGACCATGATACATATTAACAGGAAGAAAAATGATTTCAATTCGATGATCATCAGATCTCCAAACATTCATCTCTTCAGAATCATTAAATACAAGATTAATTCCCATTTGCTTTGACTTAAGATCAAAATAAGCATGAAGGAATGGAATAAATTCATTAAATCTACCATCAATATGAACAATTCGAAATGTAGTATCCTTTTTTAGTGGATTCATAATATCATCAATTAGAAATTTAGGTAGAATTTGATCAATATCTGGAGTAAACTTAGCTAGGTCATTATAACGAGGACCACTACCAATAGCAACATAATTAAACTCTCTTGGGTTGGCAACTGAATATTCATAAACAGGAGCGAGGAGAAACTTTGCGGGGAGACCAGACATTTGATCCATTTGTTTAGATGTAATCTATACTATATAAATTTTGTATAGGTTGTATTTATAGATATATATTTCAATTTTTTATTAATTATGAATTTTCGTAGAAAACGAAATGCTCGCATTTCATGGTAAAACCATTTTTATCGTGCTGGATTTAGATTTAATACTTCTTTATATAAATCATCTTCAAATGTTCCAAATTTAAATTGAACAACAACTTGTAATTTAACATAATATGGATTTCTAAGGTAGGTACATCTACAAGAATAATCTTTATTGGGTTGATGATTACAAGCACCAATATTAGCATTTAAATCAAAATTATCAACTTTAATTTGATTACCAGTTGTATCAGTTATAGTGACAGAATATTTATTTGCCATTTGTAATTTAGAATCTTTATAGAATATCATACTTGGATATACATTATTTAATAATGACCAACTATTTTTTCCTTTATTTGTTCCAACTTGTCTAATAAAAAAAGTTACACTATCTTTACCTGATGCTTGACTAGTAGTATAATTATTTGATTGGATTTCAGGTATATATACATATAATAAAGGATAATCTTCTAATTTTTTAGCAGGATCGACTATATATTGATTATAAGTAGTTCCACCATCTAATTCATATATAACAGAAGGATCTAAATTTAAATTATAATTAATTAACCAATAAGTGCCTTTAACATATATACTCGCAATTGTAATAGTTTTTTGACCGCTTGATAATAAAATAGTAAATGTAGTATTATTAGAATATTTAGTATAGTTAAATTTAAAATTCTGTTGAATACTTGTAACATCTCCATTAAAAGGAAGTGCTGTCTTACGTAAAGTATAATTATTTGGTATAGTAAGAGTTTCTAATTTTAAATATTTAATATCTTTAAACTTTTTTTGAACAACTGGTTGAACATTTTGACTAGAAGCATTAAATATAATTTTAAAATTATAAGGATTTGGATAAGCAGTTAAATCTCTATCTGAACTATCAACATTTACTCCATATTGAACTAATCTTTCAATAAAATCTTTCATGGTTCTTCCATTAGAATGAATATATAAAGCATACATTCCCCAACTATTATTAATTTCACCTTTGAATTCAAATAAGTCTCTAATTTCAAATAAAAAACGGGAATGACGTTTTTCTGTCCAAGTTACACGTGTTCCTACATCCGCTACTTGATTTAAAAAAAATTCCATTTTATAATAAGTTATAATATAAAAAATTATTTAGATAAATGTATTATGAAAGACAAATTTATTAATAGTAAAGTAGTCGGGATAATATATAAAAATTTACAGGAAAAATTTCAATTAAATTTAGATAATGATGATAAAACTAAATTAACAAAAAAAACCGTAAAAGTAATGAACGAAGTATTCTCTAATATTGATTCAAGTAGAGTAAATACTAAAAATTTTGATCATATTCTAAAACAATTCGTAAATAATTGTTATACTATAGTTTACAATGATTTAAATAAAGATGAATCAGCACCTCAAAGTAAAAGTCAAAACTCAAAAAGTAATAATAGAATGGAGAATTTTGCAATGGAAAGTAAAATGGATCGTGATCGTCAATTATCAAGAAATTCACAAAATAGATTAGATCCACGTGCTGAAAATATGAGATCATTTGAATCAAGAGATGGTTTCTCTAGAGATGGTAATTTCGCATCATTTGATTCAGCATTTCAAACAAATCAAAGAAGTACTGCTGAAAGAAGAGAATTTCAAGGAAGAATTGAACCACCAACTGATATGAGTGCTGGATCAGGTCGTAAAAGTGATTTCAAAGATGGTATTGATAAAAAATATCAATCAATGCAAGCAGATTATAGACAATCATTCCAAAATCAAAGACCATCTACACCACCTGAATTAAAAGGAGATGGTGGAGCAAATTTAAGTAAATTAGCAAAAGAGAATATGAAAAACAAACAAGCTCAAAATCAACAATCAAATTCAAATTCAAGAGGTCAAGGACAGGGACCTGGACAGCCATTGGATCCTAGAGCAAATACAAATAATAATTCAAAATATCCAGGATCTAAGGATACATTTGATTTTGGAACAGCAAATGATATGGAAAACAATTATGATACATTAGACGGTAATAAGGGAGGATTTGAAGGAAATATGAATATTTGGAATACAGGTATTACTCAAGATCAATTACAGAATGTAGATGAAAGTATGTCATTAGAAGCAAGATTAGCACAATACCAAAAAGAAAGAGAGATGATTGAGACTAAACCACCACCAAATAAGAATAGGGATCAAAATAGAGAACAACAATCAGATCAAAATCAACAAACATCTTTACGTCAATCTATGGTTCAGAATCAAAATAGAGAACAACCACAATCACGTACTCAACAACAATCTCGATATGAACAAGATGAACAAGAACAATATCAAAATCAATATCAAAATCAAAATAATCGTCAACAAAAGAAACAAGTTACATTTAATGAAGATTCTAATAATGATGACGAATCATTAAGACAACAACAATATATGATGCAGCAGCAAATGAGGGAGCAACAGCAAATGAGGGAACAGCAAATGAGGGAACAGCAAATGAGGGAACAACAAATGAATCAACAACAAATGAATCAACAAAAGCAACAAAGTCAATATTTTGATGAACAAATACAACAAGAACGTAATTTACAACAGATCGATACTGAAAAAATTCAACGTTTTAGAGAGATGGAGCAATTAAGAGAACAACAAATGAGAGAACAAAATAATACAATGGATCAATCAAGTAATCCTAATTTAAAAATTCAACAATATGAAGAAACAATTGAATTATTATTAGAAAAAGTTAGAGGCTTACAACATCAACAAATAAAACATATGAATAGTGGTAAAGATGATGCTGATGATAAAATACGATTATTACAATCTAAGAAAGATGATATAGTAAATGAAGTTAATAGATTACAATCTATGACTATGGAATTAGAAAGACAGCAAGAAATGTTATCTAAAAAAGAACAATATATTATGCAAAAAGAAAAAGAATTAGAATTACAGAACCAATCAAAAGGTTTTTCTGGTAGTGAAAAGATTGTATTAATGAAATCAAATTCAGGTAAATTTACCCATACATTTTCTGAACCATTAAATAATATTACAAATATTGAATTAGTAAATTATAATATACCATATGATGAAAATAATATTAATTCAAATAATAATAAATTTTATTTTACAATAATATCTGAAGATTCAGATAAATCAGATAGTGATTCAGATGATGAAATATTAACTACTGATAGTGAAAATTATATGGATGAGACATATATAAATTCTACAAAAGTAAATGTAATGAGTATTCCAGAAGATAATTATGATATATATGGTTTACTCGAAATGATGAATAAAATTGGTAATAAAAAATCTATTCAATTTAGTTTAATAAAAGGTAGAATAATGATAAAAACATCTAAAAAGAATAAATTAAAATTATACATGGATAAAGAATATCAAAATAATATTTTAAATATATTAGGATTTAGTCGCACATCATTAAAAGCAGACAAGGATAAAGAAAGAAACAAATACATTGCTGAAAAAAGATATAATATTAAGAATGAGAAAAATATTGAAATATATTTAAAAAATGTTGTTACTGAACCTTTTGCTGAATTTTTAGCAGGAAATTACAAGATACATAAATTTTCAAAAGAAGTAAGTATTGAAAATTTAAATAGAATTGATGTAGAATTAAGGGTAAATGATAAACCATTTATTCCTCAAGAACCATACGCTTTAGAATTTAATATCATAATGGATCCATCTAATGAAATATTCTTAAAGAAGACATCTCAAGTTAGAAAGACTTCTTTAAAAAAAACATCTGCTAAAAATTCTCCAAAACAAAGTTCAAAAAAAGCATCAAAACATATTGAACCAATTAAGGAAATAATAAAAGAAACAGCCCCAGATTCAGAAAGTTCAACAGATGTAAATACAGAAGACAATGATCTATTAAATAAGGTATCAAATTTAATGAATTTATAATTATTTCGTCTAAATTTTTTATATATACTAATATATAAAAATGTCTAGATTAGAAGATTCACACTCAAAAAAATCCTACAAAGAAGTCCTTCTTACACCATCGACTACACCACAAGTAACCCCTGTTAATTCAGCACCTAATTCTGTTAATAATTCACCAGCTAAAGGTATTTTTCTTCGTGATTATACCAATATAAATATTAGTTTAGGTATTATTGATAGAAGGTTAAAGTGGTTTATTAATAGACATAATAAAGATAGTATTTGTGATCAATGTAAGAAGGGAATTATTCAGGATGAGTGGAATTCATATTATACAGTATATGCAGAAAGATATATAGATATATTAGATAGAACAAATATTAAGATCTATAATGATTTAGATAAATGTGATAATAGTATCTATTGTGATAGATGTAAGAATTCTAAGATAGAAGAATATAAATTAAAAGGATATAAAATTAGAGAAGCAATGAATAGAATATGTTTATTAAATGATCTAAATCTAAACTACTACTAATTGCTGAAGCAATTAGTAGGAAAATCCTAAAGATTTTCGTTTATCTTCGATAAACCGTCCCGAGAATCCGTGAGCTTACTATATAGGTAAGCTCTCGAAGAGGTTTCCGCAGGAAACGAAAATCTTTAGGATTTTCCTGATTAATTTCATTTATGAAATTAATCAGTGATTATCTCATATATAATACTATTGGTTCATTTGTTTCAGTATGTTCTGATTCACCAAATGGTCCAATATTACGACTATGAACTACATATTGAATATAATCATAAACATGTTGTAGAGAGCTCATAAAAGTAGATATTCTTGTTCTTTCTAATTGAAACCAAGTATTATTATTTTTTTTACAAACATTTGAATTATTTTTTACTGTTCCAATTAATAAATCATATAAATTAGTTATTTCATCATTTAATCCATATATAATACCATTACCTAAACGATATTGATTATCACATGAATTATGAGAACTTTGATTAAAAATCATATTAAATCCACTAAAATTAGCTAATATTGGTTCTAATTTTTTTCCTTTCTTTTTTTCTATTTCTTTATGATATAAAACCCATTTTTTATAAAAATATCCTTTATCTTTTATAATAACATGTGCTCCATGTAATATTTTTTTAAATATTATATAATCAAAATTAGTATTAGTTAATAAATCAATTATTATCATCTTAAAAGTATCATCAATAGTTTTATGATGCCTGGTTAAATATTTTATTATTTTATTATAAGAATCCGTTTCCATTATTATAATAATATATAAAAAAATTACTAATTTTATTTTCTTTGAAAATAAAATTAGGAAAATCATAAAGATTTTCGTTTCCTGCGGAAACCCCTACGGGTGCTAAGCCATATAATGTAAGCTCTCGACGAAGGGAGAGGTTTTTGGAACAAAAACGAAATGATTTATCATTTCATGTCTCTTCAGAGGCATTATTCATTCACACTTATAGTTCTTTTTTGTTACATCTATCTTACCTCCCTTGTCTTTAGTTACTATAAAATTTTCTTTACTCTTGTCTGGTATAATTTCTTGATTATTAAAGTATATTTCTCTACATTGATTTACTACATCATCTTCTAATGGTTCTTTTATAATATTATCAAATTTAGCTCCATTTAATAATCTAATTATAAAATTCATTGAGTATACTCCACATTCTGAATTTTTATATTGATTACGAATTGTGCTATATCTTATATCATATTTTTTCTCAACTTCATTAAGATTTTTATTATTTTCAGTCATCCATTTTTCAACATCAATATTAACTTCTTTACCAGTATCTTTTTTATATTTCCATTCACCAATTCTCTTTGCTAATCCTCTTAATCTTGGTTCTGGTCTGTATCCATATGAATCAAAGAAATATATTTGACCTTTTACAAGATCAGCAAATAATGCTACCCAGTGAGAACCACCTTGCCAGTGTTCATCTAAATTTGGTACAATACCAATTTTAGTTATAGGACATTTTTTATTTTTACCATTAATAATTTGATTATAAATTATATTTTTAATATTTTCAGTATCTTTACCTCCCTTCATTTTTCTAGCACCACCTTGTTGTTTTAATACATGATCTCTATTAACTAATACTTGTTCTACACTAACATTAGGGTCTTTAATTTCTATTTGTCCATTATTTTCAGTTACAGTATAATTATTAATAAATTCATTATAATCATTTGAATTAAAAAAATTATCAAGATTCTTTTTAATTTCAAAATCAGGAGTCTTTTTTATATCATTAAAAAATTCAGCAAAAGGATATTTATTTGGTTTACCACGAAATTTATTATATACTTGTAAAATTTCAAAATATTTCCAATAGAATTTTTTTAATTCAAATTCAACCATCATCTCATTTTTATCTTTATCACCATTAACCATTAAATCATCAAAATCTATTTTTCCTAATTTATTATAATTAATTTCATGAAAATCAACAGGAACAGCACCATAGAAAAAATAATCAGAATATTTACGTTCATATTGCTCCATAACATTATCAATATTTTCAGTACTTAACCAATCTATCTTACCTGCAGTCCCATCAGGTCTAAATACATCTTCCATTATAATTTCATTACTAGATTTTACAAATTTTTTCTTTAACCAGCAAGTTTGATCATTCTTACATTCTTTTAATCTATCTTTTAATTGTTCTAATAAAAAATGTTTATTAGTAATTATTTTAATAGGATCACCTTTGAGTATATTTTTTTTAATGGCTTTATTAATTATAGTTGCTAATAATTTTAATTGATCTATAGAATAACATGAACCATCATTATATTCAACGTCAGCAGCACAACGAAATTGTGTATCAAGTGCTCCTCCATTCATTTTATTTTTACTATTCATATATTAAATTATAAAAAATAAAAAAAAATTTGTTATAATATAAATTTATTTTTATTTATTAAATATATGATTCCAAATAAAAATCTTAGATATAATTTAGATTCAATTAAGAATGAGGTATCAAATCTTTTTAATCAAGTCGATCCCAAAACATCTAATGATAAAATATTTGAACGTACTGTAAGTCAAGACTCCCAAATGAATGGATATGCTGATCCATTAGATTTATATCGTAAAAATATGAATTCCACATCTGATAAGATGATGAGAGGTAATCAATTAATGAGTGGTCAAAGTGAAAAATTAATTGATAACCGAACTGAGTTATATCCCAATAGTGAATTAACTGAAATTGGTGATTTAAGAAAAGTAGTTATAACTAATAATACAGGTGGTACTCCATTTAAAAATGCTCACATTAGAGATGATACATTACCATATGATGCGTTATTAACTGAAAAAGAAAAGCAATTAGTAAGAGAAAAAGCTCAACAAAATTTAAAGAGTATTAATGAAAATAATCGTGCTCGTTATACAGCACCAGATCCAAAAGATGAAAGAGATAATAGATACAATACTTATCCATTATCAAATATTAATGAATATGGAAATGAAAGAGATAAACAAATTGTAAATCCATCTTCTGCTTCTTCTTCCACTTCTTCTGCTACTGTAGGAACATCATTTGCTACAGCTTCTGGTTCATTTGCTACTACACAATCTAATAATTCATACACAACAGTAAACACAAATACAAATCCTGGTTCATATGCTAGTACTAATTTAAATAAAAGTGCTAATCAATTTTCAAGTCCAGTAAATGCTGTTCCAAATTATAATATTGATGGTAGTTCAAATATGAATGTTCAACCATTTAATAAAAATAATGAAGGTTTATATAATGTAGATGGAAGATCAGCTCCTCCATCTGGAGATAAAACTACTCAAAATTTTCCTAATAATTCTAAGAGTATTAATAATATTAAACCTGCAAATGATCCAAATTTTCAAAATTCATCACAAAGAGAACATTCTAAAGCTAATATGATAGGTGGTAATCATGTATTTGATCATTCCGCTGATAAAGATCGTGTAGCAGTAAATCCTAGAGAAAGTTACCGTTCAGCATATTATGAATCAATTGATAAAAATCAATTAGATTTAGAAGTTACATATGATAAAAATAAAAATTTAATTAAAAATGGCATTGTAAATTATCCAAATGGAGATGTATTCACTCATGCCCAAGCAAGAGATCGTGTACCAATTGATCCCAAAGATTTATATCGTAATTCTCAATATGCTTCAACACCATATAATCAATCTGATTTAGATGTTGATAAAACACCAACAGTTGCTTTAATATCTAAAACAGCTGATCAAATATTAAATAGAGAATTTGAAATTAACAATGATAATAGAACATCTAAAGATGAAGCCGCTGAAGTAACAACAATTCATACACCATATACAACATTAGATAAATTTAATAAGAGTGATCTTCTTTTTAAAAATATTAATGAACAAAAACCACAAATAGATGTATTAAATGAATATATTGTTAATATTGATACTGCAGATAGAAATTACAATGTATATCCCAATCCATATAAAATAAGAGTTCTTTTCAATGCTGGAAGTGATTTTGCTACAACAACATTTGATCCAAAAACAGGTCAAAGAAGTAGTGGAATAATAGATGGTGCCAATCCTGATTTAAAGATATTAAGATATTTTGAAAATATTAAATATTTACGTTTAGAAACAGCTTCTTTTCCTAGATATTATTCACTAATAAATACACCAATTGTATTTCAACTTACTCCTGGTGATGGTCAAGGTCAAGCAACAAATATAACTGATGCAAATGAAAAGGATATATTTGCAGATGCTAATGCCCAGGTCATTTGGTTGGCTCAACATTCAAATATTCCAGAACCACCTGTTCATGCTGATTTCTATACATGGGTAAATACATATGTTCCTACTAATATAAATTATCAATTACAATATGTAAGTTATACATATAAATCACCATCTAATGTAAATGCAAAAATTCAAATTGTAAATTCAACTGGAACATTACCTATTACAATAGCTTATGAAATCCAATATAATGGAGTAACTCAACCAATTACATACTCAACATCTAATCGTTATGTATTTGATACAACAAAAGATTTATCTAATGATCGTTATTTAATGTTAAATTTAGATGAAATTACTGATAATACACAAAATTCAACAAGTGGAAAAAGTCAATATAATTATTTATATCCCGACTATATAACAACATATTATTTTTATGGTGATAATCACTTTGTTGACAAGATATATCGTAATGCTAAATTAGGTAGTATAAAAAATCTAACAATTACTATAAGCGATAGTTTAGGAAATACAATAATTGGAGGACAATATATTGACACTACTGTAACTACAAAAAAAACAGATAATCCTGCAGATAATCCACTTATATATAATTATCCATCAAATTATATTAGACATCCTTTATATAAATATGCTCAAGTAAATTTAATGTTTAAAGTTGGATGCTACGAAACAGATATTGATAAAAAAATATTTTATTAGTCAGAATCATCGTCGTATTCATATTCATATTGTAAATTATGCTTTTTATTATATTTTTGAATATAATCAATATTATTTTCACAATCACTATCACTGTCACTATCATACACTCTCATATTATATCTATCAAGTGTATATTTTTTATTAAAATAATTATATGTACCAATTAACATCGCTATAAGGCCAATTGATATCATAATCGTTAAGAAGCCATTAAAGGTAAACGGGTTAATACATATGTTCATTTATTATGTAATAAATTATTAAGTTAAATAATAATGATAATAGTTATAAATTTATAAAAATCAATTTTTTTATAAATATCATAATTTAGTATTTTAAATTACCAGAAGGCTACAGGTGAAGATGGTTCAGATGATGGGCCTAAACTGCTTTTACTATCGTGTCTAGCTAACTTTTGTTGAGCGGCTTTTGCATTTACAGCTTCGTGCTTTGCTGCTGCTGCGGCAGCATCAGCTTGTGCCTTTTCTACTTTTTGTAGGGCAGAAATTTGACCGTTTACAGCTACTAAAGCATCTTCTTCAGACTTTAATTTAGTCTTTAAGGCTTTAACAGCTTCACTGTCATTAGGACCAATCTTGCTATTGGCGGCAAATGGATTCCATAAACCGCCTTCAAAAGCTGCAGGTGCTGCTGAAGATTCAGAAGCAGCAGCTTTGGCTGCTTTTCTGGCTTCTTTTTGTTGAGCGGCTTTATCGTTTGCTGATTGTAAAGAAGCGGTTGCAGCATGAAGTTTCTTTTCAGATTCTTCTTTCTTTACTTGAGCACTGATTTGTTCCTTTAACATTGCTATTTTTTCTTTTTTATTGTTTTGACTAGTTACTAATTTAGCCATTTCAGGAGAGGCAGGACCCTTCTTGGCAAAAGGGTTAGGTAAAGCAAGACCACCTTCTAATTCAGCTTTTAATTGAAGGTACTTTTGCTTGTACTTTAAATACTTTTGTTCGTACATTTGATTTTGATTCATTTGATTATATATAATATATATTATATAAATTTTATAATTATTTTAAATAAAAATTAAATATTTTTATTTGAAATTTAAACAAACTAACTTCGTGTTTATATAACATTCTTTACTGTTGGTATATTTATTACTTGACTTATTATATATGTTGTTTCATCTTGTTTTTCTGGATTATTATCAATTTTATTAATTTTACCAATAGGAAAATCTAAATCATAATCATATACTACTCCTGTATCAGGATAATACCAATATTTCTTTTTATTTGTAAAATTATTTTCATCTAATCTTTCTACACCATCAATCTTTATAACTTTAATTCTCTTTAATTCTGAATTACTTGAGTTTAATCCATTATTAAATTTCATATCATATTCGGCATCTTCTTTATAAGCTGGGCCAATATATTGATCAAATAAAGATGCTTCATTGAATTGAAAACAATTATATTTTTCATCTAACATATTAACAGATTTGAATAATTCACAATCAACAGCAACCTCTTTAACTGTTTTTAAGAATGAATCAATTAATGTTTGTTTTTCTTTAGCCCCTTCCTCTACTTCTTCATCTGTTGTCTTTTTACCATTTTCACGAACAGCTTTATATCTATATACATCTACTTTACGATCTTTAATTGGTAAATCATCATGTGAACACATACGAATACCTCTACCAATTAATTGTTCAATACGAACTTCATTCCAATAAGGATCTAAAACATGAATTTGTCTTACATTTCTTAAGGAAATACCTTCAGCACCTGCTGGAGCAACTAAAATATATTTAATTATTTTTCCTTCTTTATTTTCTAATAAATTAAATGTATCTTTATTTTTATTACGAGTGTCTTGATCAATTTCACCATGATATTCAACATATCTTAAATAATCCTTACTACTTTCTTTACCATATTTTTCAACACCAATATATTTTAAATATAATTTAAATATTTCTAAACCTTCCATCTTAACATAATTTGAGAATACTAATATTGGTCCTTTGCTCTTTAAGGAGTAAAATACTGCTGATATAAATTTACATGAACAAGCATATAATGCCATAAATAAATTTGATTTATTTTTATGTTCAGTCATAAATTTACTGTAGGAATATCCATATTTAGTCTTAAATGCTTCAACATCGTCCATAATTGAATTACCTCTTTTTTTATCATCTTCATTTATTCTATCAAAATAAACTTCAGTTTGAACAACAAAATCATGAATTGTTTTTAAATATAATTCAATATTGGTAACATATTCTTTATTAAGTAATTGTTCTTTTAATTTTTCAGATTTTCCTTCTAATAATCTTTCACCATCTATATCATTAATACGAAATTGACCAGGTCTTGGTCTTTTTTCACCATTAACTTTTTCATTAATAATTGGAAAAACAAAATTACATGTTTGTCTTGTATATGTTTTATATGTTTTACTTTGAGATTGTCCACGTAATCTAGCAGCTTCTAATTTTGCTTCAATTGCTTCATATACTTCATATACTTCTTGTTGGTATTTATCCATAACAATATCTTTATAGATTAACTTTTTTTCAGCAAAGAAATCTTTGGTAGCACCAATATAATAACTAACTAATCCTAATACTCTTCTTTGAAACATATTTTTAGTTGATGAATTTAACATCTTAATTTTACCACTTGTAATATATAAATCATTAAATTTATTTTCATTTTTTGGAAATGAACCAGGTCTTAATAAATTAAATATAAGAGCTAATTCATATGGTGAATTAATTGCGGGTGTACCAGATAATAAGATAACTCTTGATTGTTCATTTTCTTTTTTATCTTGAACAATATAATCATAGATAACTTGAGCTCTTTTGCCTTTTTTAGATGTTAAATTATTATAGACATTTCTTATAAAATTATGTGCTTCATCAAATATATATAATGATTTTTTTGAACTATCTGCTTCTTTTATTTTTTTTAAAAAATCTCTATCGGCATATGGAGAATCGTAGTGAATAAATTCAATATTAGCTCTTCTACCTTCATAGTCTTCTTTAGATAAGAATTTTTTTAATTCACCTATCCATGTGGAATCTCTTAATGATGCTTTAATTAATAAAAAAACATTCCAAGCAGGTGTATAATTATATAAAACATTATATATATTAATTGCAGTTGCAGTTTTACCACTACCTAGTCCATGATAAACTAAAATATCTCTAAAAGGACTTCTATAATCTAAAAAAGAACCTAAAAATTTTTGATACAAATTTAATTCAATATCATCGCCTTTTTTTCTATCTTTGCATGGATCACTACCATCTACTTTTTCCATAGGTAGCATTTTATATTTTTTAAAGTTATATAATACCCATGTTGGAAATATACGACCATTACTTTGTAATGAAATAAAATTATTATTAGTATCGTTATTGTCTTCAGACATTTATAAACTAACATATAAAAAAATTTAAAATATATATATTTTAATTTTATCATTTGAAAACTGAACATTTATTTTTCATTCTTACTTCATATTTTATATTTTCTGAAGTAAAAAGTCATTCACTGCTCTTTGCTTTTTGCTATCTGCTATCTGCTAGAGCAATATGTTCAATCATCTCTTCAATTAAATCACAACAATCTTTATTTATTATAGCATCTCCTTTTAGTCCAAATCTACATTTTTCAATGATTCTCATCTTTGAATTAACACAGTAATATTGATCTGGCCATGCTTTATATTTATTTGCAAATTCATTTTCCCATGAATCAACTAGAACTTCAAATGGTGGATTTTCATCCTTTACAAATTTATTTGCCCTTTCAATTCTATCATTAAAATCCTTCTGTGGCTCTGGAGTGTTTGGAACACCTTTTGGCCATGCTGTAGAATGAGCTTCATCAATTTGTATAAGAATAAAATTTATCCCATTCTTTTTCATTTGATCTGCTAAACTAAATAATCTTTCTTTCCTCATTAAAAATGGAGGTCATGATGTTGAAAAAGCACCAACAAATGTATATTTATCATCATTCTTAATTTTATCAAATAACATAATTTCATTTTTACCACTTAAATCATATAATTTTATATCTTCAAATTTATCACCGACACCATAATCTTTACCAGTGTAATACAAACATTTATTTTCTCTCATATAAGATACTGATTCCATTACTTCCTTATCATATACGTGTGGTGATAAATAATAAGTTTGAAAGATTTTACGATATGTTTTGACATCCTCGTCTTCAGTTTTAAATCCAAATTCAGTTAATACAATACGGTGGATGGCAAACATTGCTTCATGAGTTGTATAATGTTCATAAGAATTATCATTATAAATATTTTTCCCAAGATCACTATGAATTACTTTATCTTCATATTTTAGCATCTCAATTATTAAATTACGATCAAGGATAATTTTATTAGTAAATTGTCTAAGATGTGACATTTTATTGTTTATATTTATAATTTATATATATTTCATTTTGAAAACATATGATAAAAATTGAAAAATTCAATTTTTAATAATAGTATTAAATTTAATATAATCAGAAATCAAAAAAATGTTTCCAGTTAGTAAATATGTTGATGTAATTAAATATGGGGAATATGTAATGTCATATGATGTTGTAAAATGTAATAGATGTTTTAGAAATGATTTAGTAGAATATGTTACATTTAAAGATATTAAATTGTGTCTTAAATGTATTGATTCAATTAATAAAACAAAACCTAGTCCAATTCCATTAGTAACAATGAGACAAAATATGTTTATAAATGAAATTAATCAAACTGAATTTTTAGATAATTTTAAAATTATTGATAGAGTTTCACAAAAAGAATTTAGAGTAATTATTAATGGTATTGCTAGAATAATGAACTATCGAGAAATTATAGATAAATATTGGGATTGTTTAAGTTTTTGCGATAAAGAATACATAATCACTCTTGAGTGATTATGTATGCTTTATCGTTTTTAGAATATGGAATACATTATCAATCTAGAACAATGATTACTGATTAATGTCATAGATGAAATTAATCAGGATATTCTTACGAATATCGTTTCTCTTCAAGAAACCCCTTCGGGAGCTAGCAATAAAATGTAAGCTCTGAAAGGTTTCTCGAAGAGAAACGAAATGCTTGCATTTCATCACTAAAGTGATTATTTATCACTTTAGTGATTATAAATTCTTTTATATAAAAACTTATATATAATAATATATAGAACTTATAGATGCCAGAAATTAACGAAGTCCGTAAATATGCTGATTTTATTTTTGATAAAATAGGTAATAAAGAAGTAACTGAAATTAATATTTTAAATGGTCGTTATAAAAAGCATGGACCATTTGAAAAATATACAACATTAAAGAATAAACTTCCCCTTAAATTAATTGATATTCAGACTAAAGGAAAATTTATGTATATGGAATTTCCTGATGAATTATATGTATTTGCTACTTTAGGTTTAAGTGGTGGATGGGCCTATCTTCCTCATGGAAAAAAAATTTATGAATTTTCAGAAGTAGTTGGTGAATTTACATCATATATTCAAGATGATAAAATGGATGTATATATGAAAAATGCTCTTGCTCATTTAAATGTTGAATTTAAGACAGCAAAAGGATCAATCTATTTTTATGACACATTATCATTTGGTACATTAAAAGTAATGAAAGGAAAGGAAGAATTAGAAAAGAAATTAAAATCAATAGGTCCTGATATTATGGAGGAAACAACAAATTTAGATGTGTTTAAAAAACAAATAAAGAAAACAAATAATTTAGATAAACCTATTGGAAATGTTTTAATGAATCAAAAAGTAGTGGCTGGAGTTGGTAATTATTTAAGAGCTGATGTTTTATATTTATCAAAAGTAGATCCATTTAGAAAGGTATCTAAATTAACTGATGCTGAAATTAAGGATATATTTAATAACTGTAAAATATTAACATGGGGAGATTATGATAAAGAAGAAGCTATAAGAATGAAAATAATGACTAAATCAACTAAGTTACCTGCTGATTATAAACGTTTCTTTTTTATTTACCAAGAAGATACGGATATACATGGACATAAAGTATTAAAGAAGGAATTATATGAGGGTAGTCAGAAGAGATTTATATATTATGTACCAGAAATCCAGAAATAATTACTAATTTTATTTTCGTTGAAAATAAAATTAGGATATTCTGATGAATATCGTTTCTCTATGAGAAACCTTCCAGTGTTATCTACTAGGTGTCATCTACTAGTAAATATAATATAGCTCCGAAAATAAAATTAGTATTCTATTATATAATCAATTAAATGAATATATATGAATTATTCTATTTAATATCTTTAGCTATTGGTTTATTTGTTTATTTCTTTTTCTTCTATTCTAGATATTACAATAAACATATTGTCAATGATAAGATGGATTCTAAAGAAGTAGTAAGATTAATTTTAATTAATTTATTTATTTTAATTCCACTTTTATCATACTTTTATTTACAAAGTTTTAATTATCCCATACCTGATTCCATTAAAAATATTGCTCCTATAATTATGTTAATAGCTTTAATATGTATTATTAAAACATCTTATGATTTAGGAAATGATTATTCATATTCTTTACAAATCAGAAAAGATCATAATTTAGTAACAACTGGAATATATAAATATATTAGACATCCTATGTATTTTTGTGGATTATTATTTATTATTGGTCAATCATTATTAATTCCAAATTTAATTGGAAATATATCAAATTTAATAGTTATGTATGTTTTTGCTACTGGTAGAATACCAGATGAAGAAAATATGATGATTAAAGAATTTGGTAATAAATATATAGAATATATGAAATCTACTAATAGTGTTATACCATTTATATTATAAAAAAATTGAAATATTATTCTTAATATATTTCTTTAATTAGCTTAAAATCTTTTAAGCAATTAAAAAAAGCAATTAAAGTCTACAATGTCTACTATTTCTACTGAAAATACTACATCATATCCTACAACTACATCTTCCCCAACATCTTCTTCCACATCTTCTTCAACATTATCTTCTCCTTTATTTAATTTAACCTCAAATAACCTAGCTCATCTACTAGCAACAGGATCAAATCCTAAATTATTTGTTTTTGATCTGGATTTTACAATTTGGCCATATGACTGTGACAAGGATGTCATAGCTCCATTTACTCCTTCTCTTTTTGGCGGATTGATTGATAAATATGGTAGACCAGCAAATACATTTTCAGATGTTAAATCTATTATAGAAACACTTGTAGACGCAAATATTCAAATTGCCTATGCTTCACGGAACCGAAGTGTTGGACCAATAGAGCAGTTGCTACGTGCTACTACTATTTTAACAAAGACTAAACCACATATCAATAATCTATGGTCTGTATTACCAAATAGGAATTTTTTTCACGCATATAGTTCTAATGGTAATGGTAAGACACTACATTTTACTAACATTAAATCTTTGTGTGGAGTGGAATTTAATGATATGTTGTTTTTTGATGATCTTTTTGAGAACATCGCTCATGCTCGGGCACTAGGAACAACAAGTGTTCATTTGGGACATAGGGGATTAACTTTTGAGGCAATTACTTTAGGTATTCTTAGATGGAGGGATTCCATGTCTACTTCAACTAGTCCTACTACTTTTTCTTTCCCATCAACTATTCCTACCATAACCACAACCAATACCACTACTAGTGCTTATACTATGAATATTACTACTAGTCCTACTACATTTTCTCCTGTTTCTTATGATCTTGGCAAAATGTAAGGGTAACTTCATTAATTTATTAATTCATAAAATGCTAATATAAAAAACATATATAAAATAATTGAAAAATGTATTTTTAGAATATAAATATTATAAAAATAAAATTATATAATACTTTAATAGTAATGAATCATATTTACTCAGGTTCAGATATTGAATCCGCTTTATTAGTTTTTGAAAATAAAACACATATTCTATTAGAAAATATATGTGTTATTTATAAAAAAGAAAATTCATATTATTTATATCATCTTTTTAAGTATATAAAAGATGGTGAATTAATTATAGATAGATGGGATTATCAAGACTTTCCAATATCTGCTATAGAAAATATGATTATGAAAGGATCAAATACTTTAACAATTCATATTGAAAATTTTAAAAATAAAGAAACTAATGAAGAATCAATTGCTGTTTTTAAGATATTTTTTACTGATATAGCAATAGAACGTTTATCTAAATAAATTTTTATAAAGGAAGTAATTTTGTATTATAATCTAAATCATTATGACCACGAATAAATAATTCAATTCCTCTATTTTGTGCTTCTTTTAATAGATTATTTCCAACTATTAATCCTCTACCAGTAGATGGATATGTTTTCTTAGATTCTTCTGAAGTATATATTTCTCTTGCTAAATCATTCCATCTAATTGTATTATTTGTTCCAAGTTCACTATTATTAATTATAATATTAAATTTTGAATCAAAATATATAAATTTATCTGATACTTTAAATGGAGCAATATAATTTGTAGGAATTCCACCATGAGATAAATATATATATTTACCATTATTTGGATTTCTTATTAAGATTGCTGAAGATTGTAATCTCATTCTTCTATTGATATTATGATGAATTATATTTTTACCTGTATTATCAATTATACCAGGAAATTGAATTTTTAATTGTTCATTTAATCCATAACCTGTATTTGTTTCCAATTCTTCGTGATTGCCTCTATTAAAATGTATATTTTTTGGATTTAGAATTATTAACATATAAATAATCATACATATTTCATAACCATAAACACCTCTATCTACAATATCACCTAAAAATATTATATGATAATTAGGTAATATTTTACAATTTTCATCTAATATATTAACTTCTCTAAATCTTAATAAATGTCTGATAAATGTTTGATAAGAACTATGAAAATCACCAAATATGATGAATTTTTCATCTATAGTTGGTCGAATAATTTTTATTAAAGACAAATCATCATCTTCATTTATATCGGTTATATTTGTTTGTGACCAATCCTTTATTAAAATTTTTTTTAATTCAGTAAAAATATAATCTATAAAATTAATATTATAAAGTAAACTGATTGTATTCATATTATATGAGATTGTATTTATAACTTGACGTCTAATTTGTTCTTTCGCACCAAATTCATTACCAAATTTTATTAAATCTTCACTATTAATAATATTTCCATTAATATTAATTTTAAAATTAAATAAAGGATCATTTGATGGTATTAATACAGTTTTATTACTATTTAGATCTCCTTTAATTAAATCACAAGATCTAATTTTTTCAGTATCTTTAAATATCCTATTATTAGAATTATTATAATTTATAAATGCACATTCATTATTAGATGAAGATCTAATTGATTCAGTATATATAACTGGTGGTGGATTCAATGATTTTGGATAATCCTTTAATATATATTCATAAATTTCTACATTTAATACATTTTTTTTAATATTATTAAAATTTGAATATATACTATTTTTTAATAAAAGGTGTCTATCAGTACTTACTTTAAGAGAATTATTTAATTTATATGATTCTTTTGATAATTCTTTAATTATTTCATTAATAGGTTTAGTAGAAGAACGATATTTTTGAATAAATTTTTCATCTGGTGATTCTGATTCAACACAATAATTAGATATATCATTCTCTTCTATAAATTTTAAGACTGCTAAACTATCACGAGTTAAATCTCTACCTTGATCTGTATTAGTTGATAAAGTAAGAACTGGCATGTATTCAGTTATTTTATTGTCATTTACAATAATAACATTATCATCTTTTGATTTATTATGTATTTTAATTAAATGTGTAAAATTATAACAATTTTGTGGATTATTTATTATAGCATTTCCGTTTGCATCAACTGCTTTTTGAGTTGATTTATATGGATGTATTTTATTTATATCTTTAAAATTACTAGAACTATTTCCCATTATATATTAATTAATATATTAATTAATATATTAATTAATATATTAATTAATATATTAATTTATGAATTATTTATAAATTAATATATGCCTAAACTCGGGACGGTTTTTGGAACAAAAACGAAATGTTTACATTTCATGGCGTCAGCCATTATTATTCAAATTCTGCAACAATTTGATCATCATTCAGTAAATTAAATTTCAATAGTGCCTGCATAGCAGCCATTTGTTGTGCTGCTTTCTTCGTCGTTGCAACCCCTTCACATAATACCTTTCCTGTATAATCTAGAATTCCTTCCTTGAACATTTTCTTTCCAGTTTTTTTATCAATAAATTGTTCCATATCAACATACTTTGGAGCAGCCCATTTATTTTTGTGATAGAAAATCATAATTTGATTCTTAAAGTTTGTATCTTTATAAATTAGTTCAGAGAAATCAGGAATTGTTTCAAGAAGTATACGCATGAATGTATAACAAACTTGAAATCCTTGATCTTTATATAAAGCTCCCATAAATGATTCAAAAACATCTTCCAATAATTTATCACTATCTCTTCCTTGTAATGCTTCAACTTGATTTGATATAATCATATATTTATCAATTCCTAGTTCTTTTGCAAAAACACAAAGTGCCTCACGATTTTCAATCTTCATTTTTAATCTAGATAAGAAACCTTCATCATCACCATCTTCATTAAAACGATCAAATAAATAATCTGCACAAATTAATTTAATAACTGTATCACCTAAAAATTCAAAACGTTCATTTGATGCTTCTTGTAATGGTAATGTATTTTTACCATATAATTTAACTGCTTCATCTAAAATATCTTTATAAAGACCATAATATTCTCTTTTAATGTATGATTTATGAGTTAATGCTTTTCTATATAATTCAATATCTTTTACCTTAAAATCAATATCAAATTTCTTAAATAATCTTTCTACATCTTCCCCTTTAATTAATACATTATTTTCATTAAATGGAATAGATACTGTTTCTACATCTTCATGTTCTTCACCATCAGCTCCAGCTCCTCCTCCCCCTCCACTGCCTTTATCAACTCTTTCATTTAAAAATTGTTTTTGATGAGAAAATTCATTATCTCTTTTTTGATATGTTCTCTCTCTTGGTCCATCACGTTGAACATAACCTTCTCTCTTTTGATACGAATTTTCTCTTGCTCCATCTCTTGGACCATCACGTTGTACATATCCTTCTCTTTTTTGAAATGTTCCCTCTCTTGGACCATCACGTTGTACATAACCTTCTCTTTTTTGAAATGTTCCTTCTCTTGGTCCATCACGTTGAACATAACCTTCTCTTTTTTGAAATGTTCCCTCTCTTGGACCATCACGTTGAACATAACCTTCTTTTCTTTCTTTATTATGATAATTATTTTCTCTTCTTGGTGGATATTCACTATTATTATTGTTCATTTATTATAAATCTTAATAACAATTTATCTTTATATTTTTTTTTATCAATTTTTTTATAAGATAATTATATGTCTCATAATTTAAATTTAGAAGTATATGAATTTTTGCTAAAAGATTATCCATTTAATTTAGCTAGTAGCGGAATTTATAATTCTATACCAGATATAAATGTAAGAACATTATCAATTGAATCATCTGATATTGACGAATGTGGTATAGTAGCAAATGAAGTTAAACAAGATGCGATTGATGAAGCTACTACTTTACCTAAGGATATATTTAATCCCAAAAGAGAAGGAGATTTTATAAATCATAATAATATAAGATCATGTGATCCTATCAAAAGTTCTACAATAACAAATACACATCCAATTAGTTTAAATGTTGATAAAGAAGATGCTTATAAATATTCATTTAATATATTAGGTATTAATAGTAGAGATTTAATTTTTTATTCTAGTATATATGGTGCTAAAAATACAGGTATTGATGCATCAATATATGATGAAAAAATAGTAATGGACCAAAAAAATGATAGTGGACAATTAGTTATTGAAGCTTATTTTCCATCAATGATAATATTATATAATGATATTAAAAAAAAAATTATTGAAGATGTAAAACCTATATTAGAACAAGATTGGTTTTCAGAATCAATAGATGTAAGAACAATAAAAGATACTCATGAAAAATATGAAATTCTTAATAATCATACTTTAATCAAAAAAATAAATCCATCAATAGATAATAAATTTGTAGTTATAGGTGATATACACGGATCATATGCTACATTTATTAGAATTTTATTAAGATTTAGAAAAATGAATATAATGAATGAGGAGTGTATTCTACAAAATAATTATCATATAATTTTTTTAGGAGATATTGTTGATAGAGGTCAATATGCATATGAAATTATAATGTTAATATTTTTATTAAAAATAAAAAATCCATCTTGTATTCATATAAATAGAGGTAATCATGAAGAAGAAAATATGAATGAAAGAGATGGATTTTTAAATGAATTAATATCTAAATTTGGAAGAAGTGAAGGAACTCAAATGCATATAAGATTAAATAATGTATTTTTACATCAACATTCAGCTATTTTAATAAAAAATCCAATTAATGATAAATATACATATTTGGCACATGGTGGATTACCAATAGCAACATATACTTTAAATATTCTTCCTTCATTTAAAAATTTTAATAATTTAAATAATATTATAATTGAAAATAAAGATATATCAAAAAATACTGCTAATACTATTAGATGGAATGATTTTTGGGGATATCAAAATAGTATATATACAAATGAAAGAGCAATAAAATTAGGACAAGATATTATAAATAAAGTAAACAATCCTGAAATAAATATTGAATTAATAATTAGAGCTCATCAAGATAGATTTTTTAATACTAAATTATTACTAAAAAAAGATGAAGAATCTCAAGAATTACTAGAAGATACATTTATAAATATAAATAATTTACAAGCAATTGGAATAGCAAATCCAGATTTAAATCAAAAAATTCATTGTTATAAATTTACACATTTAATTACAGTTAATCAAACAGGTCTATTAGATATAAATCATAATTCTTACTCAGATTTATTACCAGTTATTACAATATCAACTAATACAGATAAAGGAAGAGATTTAGCAAAAGATAGTTTTGTTATTTTAAAATATTTTGAAGATTTTAATCCAGCTTTAGATGGATGTGCTATAGTTGATAGTGATGAAGAAAAACTTATTAAGAAAAATAGATTTATGACTAAATACCCTTCAGAAATAGATAAAATAAAAAGTGAATTAGCAGTATTTAGATCAAAGGGAGATTTTAAATCTCCAGAATATAATAATAAAGTAATTGAAAATGATAAATTAACAGCAAAATTTAGAGAATATACTACAAGATTTAGAGGTGGTAATTATTACGATAAGTATATGAAATACAAGGCTAAATACTTAGATTTGAAAAAATTAAGTATTTAGCCGCAAGCGAAGTTCAAGGCTAAATACTTAGATTTGAAAAAATTAAGTATTTAGCCGCAAGCGAAGTTCAAGGCTAAATACTTAGATTTGAAAAAGTTAAGTATTTAGCCGCAAGCGAAGTTCAAGGCTAAATACTTAGATTTGAAAAAGTTAAGTATTTAGCCGCAAGCGAAGTTCAAGGCTAAATACTTAGCTTGAATAAAAAAAAAGTTAAGTATTTAGCTGCAATCGAAGGTTCAAACAAAAATATATTCATCTAAAAGCTTGTCATTAGAAGATATAAATATATAAAGATTTAACCATAATTTGATTCATATAAATAATATGAATCAATATGTATTACCTATTATAATATTTACATTTATTGTTATAAATTTTAAAAGACAAGATATAATTGATTGTTGTTATAGAAAAAATACTGATAAAAATAGTGAAAAAAAGAATGAAAAATTAGAAAAATTAATTGATACTATTGGACCAAGTAATATTGTTAAAGAATTAGAATTAAAAAAATATATATAATAAAGTATGTGTAAAACAAATATATTTTATGTTACTAAGTCAAAGATTGAAGGTAAAGGATTATTTACTAATGTTGATTTAAAAGAAGGTGAATGTGCAGGATTATTAGCAAGAGTATATGGAGTTAATAAATTCAATGATAAACCACATGGCATATTTATAAATCATTCAAATAATAGTAATTTAGATTTAGATATAACAGTAGATAAAAAAAATAGGGTAATATATATATTAGGAATAGCTAATAGAAATATACCAGAAGGTACTGAATTAACAGCAAATTATCATAGTGAATTTGCTCCAACACCAAATTTTATTAATGATAAGGATTATCCATTTGATAAATTAATGAAGAGATGATTTTAGATTAATATAATTCAGAAGTATAATCATATTCGGAATCTAAAAATGGATACTTAGTTTCAGATTCTATTTTTTCTCTCTTCATTTTCTTACCGACACTAGCTTTTTTACTAGCTTTTTTACTAACTTTCTTAGTAGCCTTTTTACTTCCTTTTTTACCTTTTCTATTTGCACGAACAGCACGAGCAATTACAGGAGGTAATGCTTCAGTTGTATTATTTAATGTTTTTGAAGATATAGAATTATTTTCAACTTCACTTTCAGATGCTGTTTCAGTTTCAGATTCAGTTTCTGTAGCATATTCAGTTGATTCTTCAGATGAATTTGATCTATCATTTTTACGAATAGTTTGTAATCCTGGATTTTTAATTTCATTTCCACTTGTATTTGCAAATTTATAATCAGGTAATTTATCATCCGCATCAGTTTCTGGATTATATCTATACATTACCATTTTTCCTTTTTGAAATTTTTCTTTCTTTTCAAAATAAGCATTTCTTTTCCAATCAGTTGCCTTACCTAAACATTCAATTATAAATTCTCTGTATATAGTATCATCCATAATAGTTTTATTATTTTTCTTTAAATAATTATTTCTTGTTCTAATAATTTCACCAATTATATTATTAATATTAGTTACATCTAATTTGTTATTAATTGCATAATAATATTTA